AGATGGATTAGTTAGACGCGCTTTGGCAGTCAGTACATTTGATTGATCTGCTTGATAGAATGTCTTAATCAGATATTGTAGCCCTGATACGTCTTGATTGTGGAGATCTGCAATTTTTATTTCATGCTCAATTGTTTTATCGAGCAATATATCACCATCTAGAGCATATTTAACTATCTTACTACCAGTCATTGCTTGATGTTGTAGTAAATCTATGGCCTCTAGGTGTAATGGGTTTGGAATTTTACCGAGGAGTGTATCAATTGCATATTCTTTCCATTTATTATCATCAGATCTGCTTGATTCATACTCTGATAATGTGATCCATTTCTTTTTATGGTTGCTATATACGACCGATTCAGGTTCTAATACTTTATTATGTATGAAGTATATACTATCTTCATTCGTATCAAATGTAAAGTCCATGTATATGGTATTTTTTGCATCGGCTGAGGTAATATAGATCCATCCACCGCCTTCCTCTTCCGGATCATCGGAATGATACCATCCGGAGTGCTTTCCTTTATCATCCAATCCAGCATATAGCCAGTTATCTGATGATATCTTATGATCTGTTATGTATATCCAGCCCCCGGACTCGATTCCGGTCGGAACTGCGCGATCGGATGGTGAGGTCGTTAATACTGAACCTAATATATCGTGATACGACCAACCCAGTGGGAGGTTCGTTAGATCCTCGTATGGAGTTTCTAGTGAAATGAGAGTATCTGTAACTCGTGTGGTTAGGTCTAACTTCTTTGCGAAATGGTTAAGTTTATACTTGTATAATATCCATATTTTATTATATCTATCGAATTTGAAGTCTATAATTTCATCTCCTGGAAAGTACATAGTATAAGGGGTACCAATACCATTAGTCAGAAGAACTTCTCCTGTATATTTGTCGGAAATTTTGTTATATTTATATATCGCTTTGGCTGTATGGTCTAGAAACCATATATCCCCATTCCCATCTACTCGAGTAAGAAGGTCATTGAAGATATACACATCATCTGATGTTGATATTAAGCTACCGGGTGAAAAAGAGTCCTTAGCCCCTATATATGTTCCTGGGATCCCATGATCCACCTTAAGGTTATCAGTTGTTATATCGGTATATGAAGAATTTTCAGGATCAGTAAACAGATATATATGTTCTGGGGTACTCTGTATATCGATATCTGCTAGATCGTGCTTCCATTCTTCTATTAGTACGTTCTTTATGATAATATGAGGTGACAATACACTATATCTCTGGAGAACTAGTCTCTTCTTATTATCTGGTAATACTTCTTCGACTAGTACAGCTAATGATTGATAGTATTCAGTTTCTGCAATCTTAAATGCAGTCGTTTCGATATCAATCTCATTCACTAGGTGGAAGTCATTGTTAAATACTTGAATTTTTGATCCGTTTCGGAGAAGTTGGAGCGGAGATATCATTCTCTTATTCATCAACGCAATACCTTTATCCATATAATTGCCTATCACCATACTACCGAACCCAGATTTCCAGTCACTACTAGAAAGTGATACTGATATAGTTGTGCTTATCTTCCGGTCCCTGTTTTTTGGTATATATAACACACTGTAATCTTTAACTGCTTCGTTAAAGTGGAGTGTGTCGGTGATCTCTAGTGGGATGTTTGCGCTTGGGTTATCAATGTTTGATATCTTCCGCGGAATAACTTGTATACTATGATCTAATATTCTAGATTTGATATTCTTTACATCGACTTCACCTAAACGATAATATGCATACAGCACACCGGGTTCGAAACATAAATCACTGATCTTATCATATACGGCATTATTAGAGTATATATTCTTTACCTTATCTGTAAATTGTGTAGTATATGAAATTGCTGGATCAATCGGCTCTGTACGGAGAGCCATATCCTTTGATATTATGTCACTATTATAATATCGATCCATCCATATATAATTACCAGTATATGGGTCATTATAAAGCCATGCGCATAACCATTTCCCACTCTTCTCTTCAGATGCTTCGCCATGATGTGCATTATATTTATAACCGGCCCGCTTTTTGAATATCTTATCGGCTCTTAGAGGTGTATCACCGCCTATAGCCCCAGATGATATGAGACCACTATCATTGACGTTGAGCTGTTTAAATGGATGCATCTCTTGAGGTGTATGGAAGTATGTTACCTTCCCGGACTTGATCTCTATTTCGTTCAAATATGAATCATACCCTAAATGAATGTTATTACTGCCCTTGACCTGGTTACCTCCAGAGAAGATCTTAGAATAGTTTCGAATACTACCGGTACGTTTTCGATATACATTATTTGTCATGTTATTATCAACAACTGACAGTTGGTTTTTTAATGGAGTAATATTAACAGGTAATGAAACATTATCATTATTATAAAACTCGCTATTTAATAAAAAGTTATTATTTGTATCTATTATGCTCGACTCTGAGGAAATATTAACATGGTTTGTATCTATTTTGTTTTTATATACAATCCAATTATTGGTCGATCCTAATGTATCAATCGTTGTTGATGTTGTCTTCTTCCGATTTAAGTTGATAACAGCATTCGGTGTATTGACGATATTGATACTACCTATACCTGATGTTATTGAGCGCATGCGAAGTTTATCACCTGCAAGCTGTAACACTTGCTTCATATCCCCGGTGAGGAGAATGAGCGTATTGGTATCGCGGTCAATCATATATGTAAACTCATATGGTTTGACTTGTGGATCTTTCGATTGATGAGAGACTGGTTTAAATTCCGGTGTGTCTCCGGAGTAAGATAGTGCCCATGTTTCGTGAAGACGTTCATGAATAACTGTTACCCGGGGCTTGGCGGAGGGACCTAATCCGGTAAAGAAGTGAAGCTCGAAATAGAAATTTGTAGCATCTAGTACACCGGTTGCGAATGAGTAATCGGCACGGGTTGCGAGCAGAAGTTCACCATTAGGACCAATCTTAATATATCGTGGCGCAGTATCACTTATCTGTAGTGTTGATGTAAATCTATCACTACCTGGTTCGAGTGGAGTTCCTACAGTTAGGATTTCGCTTAACTTCTTCTGAGAAGTTAGACCTAGTGTACTATAATTATTGGCTTTATGATCTTCTAGATTTTCTAGATTTTGATCTAGGTATAATCCTAGTCCATCATGTCCTTTGATGAAGTACTGATCCATAGAGACGTAATTGTCATACGTGTAATCGAGTTTCAAAGGAAACCAATTTGCCGTAAACCCATCACCGCTTAGTTGATAAATACTCATATTATATCATTTCATGAGCCGGTTGACCAATCAAAAGACACTATGCCTGAATTCGCGGCTAGGATCTTTTTAACAGCCTTTTCTAATCGAGAGACTCTTGTGTTATCTATAGATAGACCTTCAGCAGTAGGTACCGCAGGGAGAGCTAGGGCGGTTTCAACGTCTAGGAGGCGATCTGAGATGTCCGCTACCGAACTTTCCAGGGTTCCTATAATAGTTAGTACATCTGATTGATTTATGCCTATTAAACCTTCACTAGTAGTCACACGCGTGGTTAGCTTCACTAAGTTTTTGTTAGTGACTCCTAAGTCGTTCTTTATTGTAGTAATGTTTTTACCTAGAGTGGTGATATTAGTACTATCGGTTGTATCAGCTGTATTAATGCCTATAGTATCTTGAAGAACCGATATATCGTCTCTAATCGTACTTATTGACCGTGAATTGGTCTCAGTTAATATATTAACCGATACAATCTCGTTATAAAATGTAATGTTTTCTCTATTGAGCTTTACATCTGATATCTGTATCTTCGACGATACCCCGTCAGACTGTAATATGAGATAATCTGTACTATCAATACTGACCGCACTAGGAAGTTCTGATATACCGATCCGATTGATGGCGCGCTTTGACGTAGTCATAGAAGTACTTATATCCTGATCATGAACTCTCCAATGTAACTTGTGGTAAATACTTTAGTTCGAGATCAGTGATATATTGTACATATCAATATCCTTACGAACTTCTAGTGATGTTTCACGTGGAGTGATTGCAATATGTTCCCGGACTGGTGTGTTTAGCTTAAGAATTACGTTAGTAATATACTCAGGGTCTGTTGAGATGAACGTAATTAACATATTTTCATTTCCGTACTTATCTCTATATGCTGAAGTGCTGCGTATATTTAGGGATGAGAAGTGAGATGTAATGTCATATGCCCTAATGTAAACATCTATATTGTATTTCCTTTCTGTACCTTCGATTGTATAGGCAGTGACTATACACGTGTGTTTCACCGCAGTGATTGGGTCAGCTCCTTCGATGGGAGACGGTATCTTTACTGTATTATACATCGGCGAGGCAGAGGTATATTTATGCTTAAGTAAATACGATCGCGGATCTTGAAGATCTGAACCAATCGCGGTTCCGAAATTTGAATAATTTATAACCGGTGATCGGTTTATATTATCCGTAACACCATCACCGTAATCAACAGTTAATCTGATCACAGTCTCATTGGGAAGTATATCTTGTGTATTTATTGAAAGGTTATTGACACCAGAACGAGTAAATGTGGCTAAATAGTCACCGCCATTATCATCTATATTGATCATATGATAATCAATTGTAGGATATATCTCCTCAGATTCGGTGTTTATCATTGCGACCGGTGACGTATACATATCGAGGTTGATGCTATCAGACAATAGGTGGTTAGTTGAAAACTGACATACAGTGAAGGTGTTACCGATGGAATGTGAGCTAAGAAATGTAATATAGTATATCGATGATTTCTGATTCCGGGTGATGATCGGTTTCTTAATGTCTGATGCGAATTGAGCAGCGCCGGCGTCATTAACGATCTCAGGCGACGTAGATTGTATATTGAACGTATCAATATCGATAACGTTAATTTGTATCTTCAATCTAGAGGAAGCTTCAGAGGTAGGCTGGATTGTGCAGGTGGTCAATATATTAGAATTCTCATCATGGAAATAATCTGATAATACTGTATTCCCGGAGGCGGTTATAATTATAGGACTAGTGAATGATTCAATAACACCGGTCGTGTAATTATATGTAACTTTATCAAATATATATCGCGTCGAAGTTCTGAAGATGATAACACTACCTATAACATCAAATTCAATTAGATTTTGCAAGATGTCGGTCTTGATGTCATCATCATATCGACCGAATACTCTAGGAGCGATTAGGTCGAATGGACCAGTACCAGCGCTGTTACTATCTCTTATATATAATACCCCTGATTGCTGTTGCTGTGTATTAAGAGATTTAGTAACTGTGTCGCTCTCTACTGAATATATAGTACTATTATATTCATACGAGTCTTGATAAAATGCCTCGCTAGATTCGACCTTATATACAGTTTCGGTAATAGGGGCATCGACACACAGCTGATTAAATCTACCACCATTCCATGTATTAGTTATATACGGTCTTTTGGTGAACCCGATACCAGAATTACTAGAATATTGCTTGTAGTCTGTGTATGTGATGAGTTTGGATGAACCAGGTGGCTTATATCCGAATATATAACCATCTATCGTACTACAATATACCCTATTACCCTTAAGTGATGGTATATTAGAAGGTGAATCACCAGGGAGATCTAATAGTGTGCATGCTTCTCTCTTGAACCATGAACCATTCCGGACGATCTCATATGTAAAGTTTTCAAATAGTGAATTACTATGTTCGTTCACACTCTGCGTATAGTCTGGGGAGAGATTATTATCTAGATAAAATGTTGATCCGTCTAAGATAGTACACCGGGCACTAGCTTCCGGTAGAGCAAAGTCTTCTGTGGTAAGAATAGAGAATGGCCGGATTTTTTTAATTAATGCATATTCGTTTCCGTACGAGTCAGTCAACCAGTTATAAGCATGTCCTTTGTTTGATATAAGAGCTTCTTGTCTTTCATCTATTTTATATATATTAGGTATATCTAAGGAGAAGACATCAGAATTGGACCATAATTGATCTAACCCACCGGTCCAGAAATTGAAGTTATCGTCTTTTCGGGATATACCTTCTCGGGAGTATATATTAGTCTGGAGTGAAGATTGATAATTATAAAATCTAGGGATGTGGGAGATATTTTTACTTATTTCTCCGACCGTACCGGTCTCTAAGTAGTTTTCTTTTGCATATGATACATTCTCATAATAGTCAACTGGTATAGGGGATGAGTTACTACCGGATTCTAGAGAGGGGTGAATATATAGTGTATCTGGCTGTATATATTGATCTAGTATTAACGGTTTTGGACTTACACTATAATAGTTTAGAACACCTAGACTGCTAGGCTTGAAGAAACCACCCAGTTGCTGTTCTGTTCTCGTATCTGTGTTCTGATTAATATTAATATTAACCCCATTATCATGATAAAGATTTTGTAAATTCTTAGATGAGTCAAATAATGTACCTGTTATATACTGCTTATCGCTTCCGGAGCTCAGATATACCATCTTTGACCCAGAACCAGACATTACTAGTTTCTTAATATTAGATAAATTTAGTTCGTTATGATCGTAATCAGTGAAGTCTCCTATAGGGAGCAGACTAGTATCTTCGAGAGGTACATCGAATTGTAGTTCAAGCTCCGCGGTATTATTTGAAACAATATCAACTGTACCTGATTCGTTGGTAAGAGTTACATCATAACTGTTAAGTAAGTTTTGAACCGATGCGTTATAGTCAATGAATATATATGGATCGTATGTACTATTAGTATTGTCACGGCGATAATCTGATATATCATATAATTCTTCTATATCAATTTTAAGATCTCGGATAATAGAATCTCTCTGGGTTGTAGATATACCTAGTCGGCGCGCTGTATCGTCGTCTGATACTAAGGTTGCGATTTGGTTGTATAAGTGTCTCTCAACACCCTCATTACTACCCTTTATACTATTCTTTATAGTCTCGAACTTGATTTGATCGCGCCGGTCGGAGTAATATATTGATATCTCTCTGACCTTCTCAACAAAGAAGGTTAGTGCTGATTCAACCTCTAGTGGATCACTATAATCTAGATTGTTGATATATCTCCTCTCATCTGCGGTGAGATCTAAGTCAACCTGCTTGAGGAAATTAGAATATATCTCAATACTACTCCTGGCCTTTGACTGAATAATACTATTCTTGATTTCTCTCCATTTTGAGAGATATATATCATATATAGATCTTAAGTTCACATCATCTGCGGCACTGGTAGGTATACCACCAGATCGTTGCCATTGTATATACGTAAATGGCTCGTCCTTATCTTCAGCAATTATCAGTTGTAGTGAGTCTTGATTGACAATACTCTTAGTAAGCTTGATATTTCTATATTGTGAATCACTCATTTTATAAAAAGCTCGAACCCGGTTCGTAGACGCTGGTCTATAATATTGTCCATGATACCACCAGGTCCATTAAACTGAACAACATCTGTTATTTGCTCCTCTGTTACAGTTGTTAGTGGATTATCCCAATCGATCACACCCTCCACCTGCACAAAATCTGTAGCAGTGGAATCAGGTACACTCTCATTAGGTACATAATCATAAAAGTCATAATATAGATCAACTGTGGAGTCCGATGGGAATGACAATCCCCATCCCCATTCAGTCGAGTATCCGCTCAGTGGGTATTGAGTTATTCCAGAGTGATCAGGAGACCAGTGCGATGAAGCCTCATCTCCACGGATTGCCATTGGTTCGATTAAGGCTATATAGCTGTTATACAATTCTTTCGCAACTAGGCGTGTCCCTACATTAACCGTATAATCATTGAACGTTATCGACTCACCCATGTTTCGACCGTGATTAAAATCTGCTGCATAGCCGTTCTTAAGAAAAACATCGTCAGATTTGTCCCGAGACCCGGCTAAGCGAGTGTAATTGATGGAGAATAGATCGACTAACCTCTTAATGGCTCCTGGATACGTATAGTCGTAGCGCTTTATATCAAACCCCACCTGCTCACTTAGAGATATCAACGAGTCTATATTACATATATCAACATCACTATTATTGGAAGTGAAATTGGCTATTTTTTCATATATACGCTTACCAAGAGATTCCGGAAGGCTCGACCCGTCTCCTAATATTTGTTTGAAGAACCAATATATAAAATTTGTATTCCGGGATATCGTTTCCTGCAGTGTATATGACGCTGTCATTTCCGTTGCATCAAACCTCTCGTTAACCTTTAATATGTCCACCTCACTAGGGGCTCTTACATGAATATCTATCTCTTTAGATATTATACGACTAGATGAAGCTGGTATTAGATATTTAAGTATCCATTTAATACCAGTCCAGTCACCAGAGCCTTGGACTAGGTCATACCCGTCCTTGTTTATAACCTTGTGGCCATCCTGTGCGCTGCTTTGGCTGGCATTATATTCTGCGAGATCTCTTGTATATACCACTGAGTATGAATTTTCTGGATCGTATATATATAATTTCTTATCAACATTATTAACAGCCAATAATTTGTTATCAGAGTTAGATGATAATGCGTCGATTGCATTGCGTCTCCCGCCGGCGGCTGTGTATCCCGTACCATCGCGCCATTCAGACCCGGCATAGAAAGCTAGTTTACATTCCTGTGTTGCTGGGTTAATCTCAACAATCTCATTACTACCGGTTGAAACATATATCATACCGGTGAGGTCACAGGTTAATTGACTAGGCTTATCAAATTCCTTTTCGACACCATTCGGAGTCGTATATGTTGTAAGTGTATGCTTTATGTAAATATTACCCTCTGTACTTTCGCGGAAACAGATGATAGAGCCGCCATTGAGTTCTCCTTGCGGGGTATATGTGGAATTTGTAACCCATAGATTATCTGATGGGTCTATGAGCATGTCATCTAGGTATACACCATCATTACTATCAAAGATATAACTAGATAGTTCACATCCAGAGGAATTATACAATCTCATCGCTACATGTTCTGTGTTTGTATAGCTTACCCATATATTATCGTTTTTGTCTGTCTCTACTCTCGAGGGCATATATAATCGCTCCCCGCTAGCGGTAGTTGCGAGAAGATCCGAGAGCGTACCACCGGTGGTTGTCGGAATGGCGATTGCTGTTACTGAATGTGTGCCATCAACATTTGGATGAATCTTGACAGTTAATACACCATCTATTAAGGTGACCCAAATATCACCTGTACTGTCGCATGAAATACTTGATGGGCTCAAGCTCTTATTTGTGGAATCTCCGATAGCGACAAAGTCGCATGGAGAGGATGGTTCTGTTATGTCGAAGTTATATGACAAATCTAAGTCTTCGAGTTCGGCATCATACAAATTCAGTAGTAATGCATTACCGGTGAGGTTACTGAGCGGATGAGGTTTGGTAGCATCTAGAGAGCAGTTTGGGTTATATGATTCAATCACCCCGGATACGCATAGCAGCTCACTTATGTTGATCGGGTTTTCGTGATTTAACCGGGTAGCATGTCGGTCCATCTTTAATATTGCATCGCGCTTCGCATCGCCAATATATATATGTACGTTTTGAGGATCGACGCAAACTGGAAACGCTTCCTTAAGTTCAAGGTCATCGACCGTATGTGATGAGGTATCATATGTTATACTAATGGTCGCTATATTTGAATCTATAGTGTTATCTGCTAATGTTGACCAGCGTGATGCTCCTCCGCCAGCTATTAGCGGCTGTATTATATGTGCATAGTTCGCGAACATACTGGTTAATACATATGCTCTAGTATCCAGGGGGCAGTAGATGGGGTCCTGAATATATACATCCGCTCTAAGCTTTGCTTGGTTCGATGTAGGGGCCTTAGGTGTTATAATATAGCTACCAGAGCCGTTCAATGTCAGATCACTAGGGTAGGTCTTTTCTGTTACTACTAAGTTAGTATTATCATATGCACTCACTGGGTCAATAATTGTGAACTGAATGTCGAATGGAGTTAGAGGGGTAGTATCAGTACTAGATCGAAGATTGAATTTAGGATAATCTGATTTACTGATTATTTTATCACTGCTGATAGCTGATACATTTATATTATTAAGACTATTTGTATATTTTATCTTCTGCAATGTAAATGTAGGCATGCCATTTGTTGAAATCTGTATATCATTGCATGTCTCATATAATATTTTCACGGGTAGTACATCAACATCTTGCTCTAGTGTATGTATAGAGTTTATAGGGGCTGTATTCTCGTTAGACGCCGCGAAAAGGAAGACCGGTTCGATATCTCTAGAGAGATAATTCTTTGCTGAATCGTCTATATAATATAAACTAGAAGAACCAGAAGTGGCTACTACAAATGTTTCATCATTATCTATACTACTATTCTCAGTTAACTCAAAATATGTTGGGGTTTTATAACTGGCAGTAGTGTTACTGAGAGGTAGTTTTTCTAGAGTTACTGATATATTCTCACTACTGGTTGTGATACTATCGATAGGTATTGGGTCAGCTATATCTTCTGTGAATCTCCAAAGTTTTTGAAAGTGTGCATATTTATTATTATTATATGAATCCGGGGTACCAGGGATTGAGTTTGAAGCGCTTACGTATAGTGAAAGAGTACTATATGCTTCTGGTGTTTGCCAGCTGTTAACTCTATGCAATGTTAACGGGAGACCTTGAGAGTTTTTAGTATACTCAATCCCATACGCACTATAGTTTGCAGATATCCAATTAAATTTATCTGGGTAAGGGTTCTTTATGCGGAGCTTAAACGCATATGGATTCTTTCTAGGTTGACCGTTATGGTCGAATAATGTAACATTAATAGTATATTCACCCGGGGTATTGAATGTATGAGTCGGTGTTAACTTTTGTGAGGTATAACCATCTCCGAAATCCCATAAAATATTGTCTTTAGAAAATACATATGATATATTCTTCTGGGATTGATTTCGATATTGTGTGAAGGAAGCATCGATTGCACTTGTAGGATCAAATCTATACGCGATATTAGGTAAGCAGTATATGTCTAGATCGTTTGATGTAACGAACCCAGACGCTGTCGATGTACCTCTGTTAATATAACGACCTGTACGATTACCGGCTTGGATAATCTCTATATCAAAGTGAATGGCATATGGTGTGGATAGAGCCATGTTATGAATCTACGACAGTTATTCGCGAAGAAATTGTAGTTGGATCATGTAGGTATGGAAACTTATAATACGGTAAGATTGTATTTTGATTATATATGGATATGTCCTGTGTATATACCGGATTCCACACTAGTAAGCTGATACCTGTTGATTGAACTTCACCATTTACCGTAAATACACTCTCCACACCTTTTAGAGAAGCAATGTCGCTATATAATTGCATGAGATCAATAGATTGACCTAAGTTCATATTAGTATGCTTAAAGTATGTGATTATCTTATCAGCGACCTCCGCTTTAAGCTGCTCGCTAGATCGCGGAGTACCTTTAGATTTGACGATTTTTATGTAGCTCTTCTCAACGAGATCTACTGTAACTAAATCCCCTGGGGAAGATGTACATATATCAACGGCCATATATACAGGATCCACAAAAACTGGTTCTAGGCCTAGGCCCTTGTGCTTCGCAACACCATCGCGTATTAGCATCTTTTGAGATAGTCCTAAGAAGTTGGATTGCTTATTAACCGACGTTCTAGCCTCGAGTCTAGGAACAACATATATGTATACATTATTGAATGTGGTTGTGTTTGCGAATTGAACTTGATTTGAAAGGAGTCTAGACTCTAGAGAAGGTGCTTTGAGGTTGAGATCTTCAGCTAAATATTTCATATGATCGTCAACATAGCTCTTATTGTTTACAACTTTAGTATCGTTGACTATATTACCATAATTTGAGTCTATATATGTTTCGAAATCAGTGGTTGTTATAAGTCTGCTCTGATGAGAGAAATAAGCTGGTGCGTTTTGCTTTATATCGTCAACAGACTCATATGGTTGTGGATCAGTAGATGTTGTATCATTATCTAATAATATGTATGATATGTTATTAGGTACTAGATAGTTGGTTTTTTCATCTTTAATATCTTTCTTAATACTAACAAATTGATTTGTTGTGTATAATATGAACGATTTTTCTTTTAATTTGTTTTTACCGATGATCCCAGCACCACCATCACTCTTGAGGTAGTATATCTCAACTCGATCACCGGGATTGAGTTTCGATCCGTTGATATCATTACCGAATTTGATCTCATACCGGTAATTCTCATTCAACCTGAGCTCATATACCTCATCATCAATACCGTTAGTGAAGAGAGACTCAGTCTCTGTCCAATGTGAGTAAGCTCCAGTAGAAGCTCTATATACATATACATCTATACTATGATGATCAATTAGAACGTCATTGGTTAGAGCAAGAGTAATTATCTCGAAGGTATTACCATTAGCGCTATATGATGGATACTCGTTAAATTTTCCTTGATATAGTAAGTATTTGCTCGTATCTATTGAAACATCAGTGGCGGCTGGTCCATACTTATTAAAAGGAATATCTTCACGGAGTGAATATGATATACCATCAACATCTACAAACGAATACCGAGGAATTGTATATGATCCATGAGACAGACCATCAGTACCTTGACCGGAAGGTGAGATCGCGGAGGCTTGAAAGCTAGTTATTGCTGTTCGGTAACCTACCGGCTTATAGTTCAGCAACTTCACGATCCGGTTCATATTCTCATAGACAACTGAGTCAGTAAACATAGACTCACTTGAGGTCTTATTTAAGTAGAACATTAGTACGTGATATGAATATGCAACAATGTCGATCATTGACGATAGGTTACTACCTTCAAATACTTGATCGGTAAATATATTCTGATCGTTTAATCGATCGGTTATTAGGTCTTTGAGAGATGTCGCATCAAATGCTGCATATGAATTAACATCTAGGTTAAAATCTGTAAATTTACTGCTCATTTGTATTGAATATGAAGCCTTCTGTATTTAATACACCTCTATACTGGGCTTCCGAAATATTTAATGTAGGAATCGTAATATACAAAGTTATAATGTATTGATTTTCATCAAAATCAGCAAAAACATCTACTCTGTTCACTATTATACGTGGTTCGTACCGTTGTAAGCCCTGTAAAATGGTGTCACCGATGTTTTGAGCGATGTCTGTGGTTAGTGGATCAAATAGATATCTGCGTAAATCTAGTCCGAACTCTGGGCTCAGTAACTTTTGCCCGGGTACTGTATTAAATATATTTCTTAATGAATTTATGATTGCACCTTCGTCTTTTGATGATACTATATCGGTTACATTCTCCTCTCGGAACAGACCTCGAGGGAGAACATTTACCTCAGTCTTAATATCTAGAGAAATATCCTTATATAAATATCCAGGTGGATCATCTGGATATAGTGTAGCTAAATTTACAGTTGACATATAAATACTTATTAGAATGACTGGATGCCGGGCTATTCTATATAAATAATTACGATGAAAAAATTTGACACAATATTAGAGGGGGCTTTTAGTAGATTTCAGGGCGGAGGGTTTCTTTCCGGTGATTTAGTTAAGCTTAGAGGAAATGCATTAACCTCCGAGTGGGCGAAGAAGCAGCCAGAGAATCTGATGCAGAAATTGAAGGAGTTTGCTGAGACGGATGAAAATATCCGGGTCAGCTCTGTAAAAGCTCTACGACCGGCCGCGGGCGGTGGTACACAACAGGATAACCAGGTGGATGATTTTTATTGTGATGTAGTGAGAGAGAAGGCTCCTGGCTTATTCATAGACTTCATTACTATACCATCTGAATTACTAGAATATATCGATTTAGGAGTGAATCTCCCACCAATCCCAGACAGTCAACGTGGTAGTCATCCTGGTGATGGTAAACCGGAAGAGGTCAAACAAGAAGAAGTTAGTGCTTCTCTACCATATGACCAGACAGGTGTCAATAGCGGAGATAAACAGCTTCCTGATAGTAATACATCTCTAGATTACTCAGATAAACCTACAGATAACTTTAGTACTAAAGTATATATGCAGTAGGCTACGGACTCTTGCTTAGAGTAACTAGGCAAGAGTAGAAGTTTATCTCCTGATCTAGTACAAAGGCTGATCTATATAGATGTTCGCTTACGCATAGTAAGTAGTCGCGTTTTTTATCTAGAGTATAATCAGTCTCATCGATGATGTTGAATAGATCTCGAAGTAGTGCTTGATAATCCCCACCGAAATCCGGTTCTTTCTTAATTATGTGCTTTCGGAGTTCTAGAACTTTTCCATACTGGATGAGAGATAATAATTTTTTGATGAATTCAGTATTCTCATGATGATCTGCAAGAGTTAACTTATCGTCTACTGATAATCGCTGTAATTCGTTGATCGCTTTTCTTAAATCAGGGTAGAATGATTTAAGTTTAGCTAGAAAATCGTCCGATTGCTCAAATTTAATGCCTTCTTTCTCTAAGATCTCTTCACATCGCTTATAAAACCCGGAATAGTCCGGAGTTAGATCGAAGTTTTGGCATCGGCTCTGGAGGGCTGATATAACCTTGTGATGATAATTGGCTGTAAGTATAAAGCGGACATATTGACTATACTCTTCCATAGTGTTTCGAAGAGCTCTTTGAGCGTCCAATGTAAGGCCATCCACTTCATCTAGTATTATTACCTTTATCCCACCGTCTATACTACGAGTCTTTGAAAAATTAGTTATTTTCGTCCGGACTGTATCAATACCATTTTCATCACTGGCGTTAATATATAGGTATTGGCATTTAAGTATATCATTTACTAGTATTTTAGCTAGAGAAGTCTTACCGATGCCCGGTTTTCCTGCGAAAAGGAGGTTAGGTATTGTAACTTCTTGGGAATACTTAGAGAATAGCACGCGGTTATTATCTGAAAGTACTACATCCGCTAGTACTTTGGGTCGATATTTTTCAATCCATAGATCATCGAACATAACTAACTCCTTGCCTCTCTATTTCGAATAGTATTACGGACCATGTCGCTAAATGTATCATTATCGATTTCTGGTCGACCTTTTGCCCATTTAATTAACGTCTCAACTTTTTCGAATGCCCATGGGTTAGTCCCATCATTTCCATTATATGATTCATACGATGTTCTAGTATGATCAATGGCTGAAGTACTAATATTATTGGAATCTGATGAACCAAATCCTTTTTCACCTCGAGGAGTATCTGTAACTTCAGTAGCCCACTCACATTTAGGTTGTAGCAGCTTGTACATTACCAATTGTGCGATTTTCTGGCCCTTCTTAACAACATAATGGTCATTCTTGCTAAAATTATACAACTTGACACCTAGATCACCGCGGTATCCGTTGTCTATAACACCTAGATGTGGTTGTATGCTGTGTTTAAATCCTAGACCACTTCTAGGCTCGATTCGAATCCAATACCCAGGGGTTATATCGGCTAATGTTAGACCAACTCCCACAATATTACTACCGGCCGCAGGAATTTTAACGTCTTCGACTGCGACAAGATCATATCCAGAGTCTCCTGTACCATTATCGGTGTTATTCGCTTCCGGGAGGATAGCGTCCGAGTGGGTTGCTTTGAATTTAATATATAGTTCTCTATTCATTTAATAATGTATCACCATCATGCAGTGGTCTAGTATTTGTCTCTACTGGCATTGAATTGTTCCGAAGCCACTGTAATAGGTCGTCTAGCTTAGAACTATGTACTACAAAAGCACCGTGACCTTGTATATTTACTGTTATCATTCTATTATTATATAATATGGTATTTGAAATTCAAGCAAAATTGATAAATATTTTAATGGAAGACAATGAAGACCTTCATGGACATGTAGATGACCTTATAAGTCAGTTAAGAGATAATAATAAGATAGTTAAACAAGCGGCGGAATCTGAACAATTTGAATTGCGGCCGGAGGACTTGGAGCAATTTATACTAAATCGAACAGGTAAGCTGATCAATGATAGTATGGATATGGTACATACTGTAAAACAATATGTTGAATGTGCACCAGATGCTGAAGGTGTTGGGTCATTAGCGGAGTTACTTAAAGCGACTACATCTAGTATTGATACTCTATCTAGAATACTAGTACAGGATAAGCGCGGAGAGAATTCCACTAAGCTCAAGCAATTGGATATAGCCGCGAAGAAGCATCTAATGGATTCAGAGCATGAAAATAAGATTACATTGACTAGGCAAGAAGTTCTAGAGCAATTAATACAATCCGCGGAAGTGATTGATATTACAGAAGAGGGTACTTCCGGTCATTTGAGTACTGATTGATTGTCTCGTAGAGATAATGGTGTACTTGCAGATGTTCTTGATAGCTTATTATGTAGTAGATCTACACTAGTTACTGTATCTTCAATATTGGAAAGTATATCTACCTTATCCCACTCTTGAGTGTCGTTTCGCTGGTTAATATCCATATAACTCAATACATATGACATGTTAGATAGGGTAGCTGTTATGATTTGCGTAATTTTTTCGATATTCTCCTTCATCCGAAGGGGATGTTTATGATCTGGTACTAAATTACCTCCATGAGCACGTTCAGATGTTGTTATTTTAATGGTACTCAATTTTAACTCACCAGGAGTGGACCAAGGACCGTATATTGGGTCTTCTATTCTCTCATCTTTAGTGATACAGTCCAATATATTCTTCATATTGTTTCGAAAGAGGCAAGATGTCTTGCGGCTCATTATAAACGCTAGTTGTTGAGTATCATGGTGGATATTATATACTGATGTACCAGTGTATTGATGAGGAACTGTGTCTGGGCCACCATCTTCCTTGAAGAATGTCCCGGAAATGTCCCATATTGGATGACACTCTCTAGGTGCTGAGTAAAGACACGTAGGTTTTAGTGAGAACATACTCTCACTAAAGTCATTGAAGAATATATTATCCTTATTATATGTATCAGTAGTGTCAGATTTCGGTAAAAGGTTACTGCTATGTAGTAATTCCTTCACTAAGTCATGTGATGTACGGTATTTTTCGATCCAATATACAATAAACTCAGTATTCTCCCTAGCTAAATCCGATAATGTAAAGTTATCTGGGAGATTATCAATGATAATATCATGCTTTTCATTCAATCCGTCTTCTTGTCTTTCAATATTATTGTTTAGATTGTCGCTGACAACACCTTTTCTAGATTCCTTAATAGGTAATCCCTTAGAGTTTAGATCATTAAAGAATTGAACTTGATGCGTCACTGGGTCGTGAAGCTGTTTGTTTGTATTATGGATAGATGCTACAGAGTATAAATGAAGAACCCCATCTACTGCAGTCTTATATGTGGAAATTGCATCTAACAGTCCGGTTGAGCTGATGAGAGGGCTATCAACTGCGGGTGGATATTGTGTTACGTTATACTTTGAGGTTGTCATGGTATGTGGTACTGAGTTTTAATACATCGTCATCTATCGCAGAGATTTGAGTATGGTTATACGGCTTTACAGCGGCGATCTTATTCATATATGCACCGTTTTTTATTCTATGCATAGCACTTACTACATAATACTGACCATCGACCTTATCATTAAATTTATTACTAGCTGTATCATGGCTAGTATTATGCAAGACGGATATAAATCTATTCGAGCGCCGGGTGGTTTCACCCGGGACATTGAATTCTATTGCGTTACTCTGTGAAAGGAGGTTCTTTATTGCTTTATTTCTTGATACCGCTAGGGCACCCGATCGATCGGTGTTGGTGGTAAATATGTGATCCATATTTAGATTTGCGAATCGCTGGAAGTCAAAATTTGCACTGATTGGGACGTCATCAGTCTTAGATACATCCACTACCATATTGTTTATCATCTTACCTTGCGCATGAGATATTATTGAATGTATATTAGTATCCTCCATATTAATATGAAAGCTCTTAGATTTGGCACTATATTGATGAACTGGTGTTGTATTTAGTATTTGTTGGTTTATATCTCCATGCATCTCAATGTACCTATAGTCCTGAATGCAGCTTGAATCACCGAGATCATAATTAAAATAAAAAGCCCTGTCCTGTGGGATTCGAGAGGTAGGATTATTGCTTATTGAATGTGATTCTTCATATCCTATGTCGCGACCGATTGTGAAAATCTCTGATTGCCAAACACCAGGTGTAAAGGCTGTCTCTTGGCCGGTTTTTTGCCGGGAGACTGCGTAATCGAATATCGTTCCTATAGGAGTTAATTGCCATGCCGATGTATATCGATCCAAGCTAAGGATACATTCCTGGTTCTCAGTCTCAATACTACTCACATGAGACGATACTAGATACTCTAGATCATCGATTGACCGGTTTGAGGATGGAGAGGTATAATGAATCAATCTAGAACCCGGGTCCCATGTGGAGGCAAAGAGTTCATCAGGACCGATTACTTCTTTTATAAGTTCTTGTATAGCTGTACCGGTGTATATTTTTCGTTCTTCGTCTAACATATGCGCCGGATTTCCGGTAAGGGAATTGGTTGTTGTGAAGAAGCAATTTGTTTCTTTCAAGATCTGATATCTCCAGTCCCAAAAATAT